GTGGGAACAACGCCTGTAACTAGCACAGGAACTTTATCAGGATTAGGTGCGGCTGCACTACCTACTCTTAGTATGAGTTATTTAATGGACCCATCAACAGCTCTGCAAAGTGCAGGAGAGGATATAAAGTTTTTTGGTTATGATGTTCCAAAAGCAGGAACAGATTTAATCGTAGACCAGATAGAAAAGTTATTAGAAGAAGAAGAAAAAGAAGATAAAAAAGATAAAAAGAAAAAGAAAAAAAAGAAAAAAGAGGATGAAATACCAGAGGTGCCAATGAAAAAAGGCGGTATGGTAAAATCAAAAAAACCAAAGAAAAAAAGAAAAAAATATAAACCAGGAACATTCGTTAAAATGAAAGGGAGAAAGAGGTTCATATAATGGGCAAAAATGTAAACGTGAAGGGGACTTCACTTGAAATTCCAGCTTTTCCAACAAAACCAACTAAAAGTAATATTGTTAAGTATATTATGGGTTACTTTAAGAAAAACAAAGAATTAAAAAAGAAATATGCAGATGATGTAGCTGAATATAATAAGAAAATAAATGAGGTTGCAGATAAAATAAAAGAGAGTCCAGATTTAGTTCAAAAAGTAACTAGTGGTGCAGGAAAAGGTTCTGGAATAGGAAGTAAAGTAAAAGTAGGAGTTGGTGCTGCTGCAGGAGCGGGTGCAGTAAAGTTAGGCACCGATGTAGGTAAAGAAATGGAAGAGGCTAGAAAAAGGGTTAATATGAACAAAGGCGGTATTGTTGCACCAAGAATGGGCGGTAAGCCTAGTTTTAAAACCAAAAAAAATTCCAAATCTATTGCAAAAAAATATTTTAAAGGTACGTTCTAGTTAGTGGAACTAACTAAGGCTATCAAACATATACTTAGAAAAATAGACTCTGAAATAGAGAATAGTAAAAATGCCTTTGTAGACGGCAAAATAATAAAAGACAATTTTGAAAAATCTGTTGGGCAAGTCAGAGGTTTAGTTCTAGCTAAAGAAATAGTACGAGAAACTGCTAAAAACATAGAGGAACTAGATGACTAACACAACATTTAAACTAGAAGAAGTAGAACTTAAAAACGATAAGTACCCAAGACCAACGGGTCACAGAATTTTAATTAAAACTTTAGATATAGCTAATAAAACAAATATGGGTATCTACTTGCCCACAAAGTCAATAGAGGACCATAGAGCTATAGCATCAATAGGAAAAGTTATAGAGCTTGGCGATGATGCGTACAAGCGAGAAGACATGACAAACCCTTGGTGTAAATTAGGAGATTACGTTATGTTCGGAAAATATGCTGGACACCGTTTTAAATACGGACAAGCAGAATTACGAATCATGAACGATGACGAGATTCTGGGTGTAGTCCCAGATGTAAGTGAAATAAGCTAATTTCACTTTTATCAACTAGCTACATTTTTGTAGCGTACAATTCTTAGGAGAAACCTATGCAAGTATTACACGATACTTCGGATGAAAAGAAAAAGCCGATGAAAATAGTTCCTGAAGGGGATACTGAAAAAATGGAAGAACTCAATACTGAAGAAGCTATTGAGACTATGGAAGCAATAGACCCAGAAGAAACTACAGACGCTGTTGATGAAAATCAAGAAGCGGAAACCACTGAGGAAGAAGCTGAAGAACCTCAAGAGGAAGCAGAACAAGAAGAAAAACAAGCTGCTCCCAAAAAAAAATCTAGACTTCAAAGAAGAATAGACGAGCTTGTAAGAGAGCGTGCGGCAGAGCGAGAAGAAAAAGCAAAGCTGGCAACTCAGATTGAAACATTAAACAAAGAGCTTCAAAGAAAAAGCACTTTAAACAGTGATTACAATAATTTACAGCAAGACTATTTTGATAATCAAATCAAAGTTGCAACTAAAACTCTAGATAATGCTAGAAGTGCCTACAGAATGGCAAAAGAAACTGGCAATACCGATGAGGAAATAAAGATTGCAGAAGAGATAGCTGACGCAAAGTTTGAGTTAAAAGACTTGGAGCGACAAAAACATCTGTTCGATAGAAAGCAGAAAGCAACTGCACAACAACCAGAACAAGTGCAACAACCCGCACCAACACAACCGCAACAGCAAACGCAACCACAACCTGACCCAAGAGCACTTCAATGGGCACAAGTAAATACTTGGTTTGGACAGGATGCTGCAAAAACTGGAGCGGCATACGCAATCGATGCTCAGTTAAAAATGGAAGGATACGACCCCTCATCAGAGGAATACTATTCTGAATTAGACAGGCAGTTAGCAAAGGCTTTCCCAGATATGGGTAAAGGTGGAGCTAAACCAAAGCAAGTCGTAGCGAGTGTATCTCGTGCACCATCCGCACCTAACAACAAAGTAACTCTAAGTAATAGTCAAATGGCTATGGCAAAGAAATTAGGTGTGCCTTTAGAAGAATATGCAAAATTTGTTAGGAGTGACAAATGACCAATAAAAATATATCGTCTGGTGTGAAAACTTCTAGAACACATCAGAAACGCAAAGTAACTTACACACCTCCTTCATATCTAGATGCTCCAAAGCCAAATGATGACGGCATGAAATATCGTTGGCTGAGAGTGAGTATGGGTGGGGAGGATGATGCCCGAAACATATCCAAGAAAAAACGTGAAGGATATGAGTTCGTTAGAAAAGAAGAACACCCAGATTTTGATGTCCCCGTACATGAATCAGGAAAGTACGCTGGGGTTATAGGTTCTGGTGATTTAGTTTTGGCTAAGATACCAGTAGAAATGGCAGAGGCGAAGAACGATTATTATCAAAATAAGACTCGTACTCAAACTGAAGCTGTGGATGCTGATATTTTAAAAGAACAAAATCCATCGATGCCGATAACGCAACAGCGTAAAAGTTCTGTTTCTTTTGGTAAAAAGAAAGAGGCAGAAGACTAAAATTTAGTATGGGGTTGTTTATTAACTTTAATTTATCTAGGAGATGAAAACATGGCAAATGTAGATGCTGCTTTTGGAGCAAGACCTGTCAGACATCTAACTGGTGGACAAATTAGAACCAATGAATACAAAATAGCTTCTGGAACATCATCAAATATTTTTACTGGTGATTTCGTTAAATTACTTGCTACAGGTTACATCGATGTAGCCGCAGCTGGTAACAGAATCTTAGGAGTATTCGCAGGTTGTCAATTTACTAGTTCAGATGGGGAAGTGATATTTAAAAGACATTTTCCAACAGGTACAACTACACAAGGTAGTGGCGATGTCACTGCTTATATTTATGACGACCCCAATATAGTTTTTGCAATTCAATCAGCAGGTTCTGCTGACTTTGCAGATATTGGACAATTAGCAGACCACGTTGCTGGTACAGGTGATACTAGCACAGGACAATCAAAGTTTGAGATTTCAGGTACAACTGGAACTGGAACTGCAGGTATGAGAATCCTTGGTCTATATGAAACACCAAAGAACGCTTTCGGTACAAACGGTATCCTTGAGGCTACAATTCATGAGCATGAGTTGAACCAACATATTGATGCTGACGGTACTGTGGGTGTATAAGGTATAGGAGAATAAAACATGGCTGTTATTTCAAGAAGTCAACTCGTAAAAGAGTTGGAACCAGGTCTCCACGCCTTATTTGGTTTGGAGTACAAGCGTTGGGAACGTGAACACGCAGAAATCTTTACTGAAGAGACATCAGATAGAGCATTCGAAGAAGAGACACTATTGACTGGATTTGGTGCTGCACCAACAAAGTCAGAGGGTTCCTCAGTCGAATTTGATACTGCTGCTGAACAGTGGACTGCAAGATATGTGCATGAAACAATTGCACTTGCTTTTGCAATCACAGAAGAGGCAGTGGAGGATAATCTCTATGATACTCTTTCAAAGAGATATACTGCTGCATTAGCACGTTCTATGGCTTACACAAAACAGGTGAAAGCTGCTAACGTACTTAATAATGCATTTAACTCTAGCTTTGTAGGTGGAGATGGTAAGGAGCTTATCGCTACTGACCACCCAACACTTATGGCTGGAACACAATCTAACGAGCCTTCAACTGCTGCAGACTTATCTGAGTCTTCACTAGAGAACGCAATCATCCAGATTGGCGGTTACGCTGACGATAGAGATATCCCAGTTGCAGTTCAAGCTCGTAAATTGATTATACCAAAAGAATTAGCGTTCACAGCTCAAAGAATCTTGAGAAGTGACCTAAGAGTTGGTACAGCAGATAACGATATTAACGCATTAAGAAGCATGAGTATGTTCCCAGAGGGATACTCTGTAAATCACTACTTAACTGATACTGATGCGTTCTTTATCTTAACTGACTTAACAAACACAGGTCTAAAAATGTTCCAAAGAAGACCACTGAAGACTTCTATGGAGCCAGACTTTGAAACAGGAAATATGCGATTCAAAGCATCTGAAAGATATTCTTTCGGATTCTCTGACTGGAGATGTATCTTCGGCTCACCAGGAGCATAAAGTACGCTATAAGGGGGGATTATCCCCCCTTATATTTATTAACAAGTTACATAGACTGCAATAGCAGACGATATAGAGACTATGTAACGAGGTCTATATAACCAAGGAGGTTTAAATGTCTAACACAACTTTTTCAGGTCCAGTCCGTTCAGAGGGTGGATTTAATGTAATTAACAAAGATAGCACTTCAGGTGCTGTAACAGAAACTGGTTTTTCAGTAAATTCAACTGGTCAATTAATTTCTATGGGTACTAGAAAAATTCAAACATTTGCAATAGATTTATCTGACACAAATGCTGCGTCAGTAACTTACGCAGACAATGATGTTCTAGTAGAGCTGGGTGCTTTAAACACAGACCATCCAGATGCTTTAGTAACAGCAAGTAAATTCTTTATTCACAAAGTAGTGCTTGGTGTCACAACTGCAGCTGCTAGTGACGCTAACTCTTTAGCTAACTTACAGCTTAGTGCAACATCTGGAACCGCAACAAACGCAGCGATATCATCTGGAACAGAGATTGTCGGTGCTGGTGTTGCATCATTCAATCCAAGAATCTCAGCTACTGACTCAGTAACAGAGGTTGATATTGACTTAGATGCAACTGCAGGTACTTTCCATGTGTTCGCACCAAATATTAGTGCAGCCATTGCAAGTAAAAACCTATATTTAGGTGCAGGTTCTGCTTGTGACACAGCTTTGACAGCTTTCCGTGGCACACTTGAAATCGAATACTCAGTGTACTAATGCATATTTGTAAATATATAGCTTTGCTCCTCATTATCGTGAGGAGCGAGGCTAAAATTATTTTAGGAGGTAAGAAATGGCAGATGCAGTAACATCGCAAACTATTGGAGATGAGCCAAGTGCAAAAAGAATACTTGTAAAACTTACAAATATTTCTGATGGTACAGGAGAAAGTGCTGTAACAAAAGTTGATGTATCAGCTTTAGCAAAGAGTAGAACAGATGAGTCTTGCTCTAGAGTTAGCATAGAAGAAATATACTATGACATCTTTGGTATGCGTGTAGACTTACTATGGAACGCATCATCAAATGTTGTATGTAAAGTGTTAGGAGCAAACGGTGCATCCTCTTCACAAGGATACATGGATTTTAGAGATTTTGGTGGTTTAACAAATAACGCTGGCTCTGGTGTTAATGGTGATTTACTTTTAACTACGACAGGTCACACAAGCGGAGACCACTACACTATAATTTTAAAATTAGTAAAAACATATTAGGATAAAAAATGGCAACATCAGGCACTCGCACGTTTACACTGGCTGTAGATGAAATAATAGAAGAGGCTTTTTCTAGAATAGGTGGAGAACCACAAACAGGTAAAGAAGCCCAACAAGGAAGAAGAAGTTTAAATTTATTATTACAAGAGTGGCTAAACAGAAGTGTGCAGTTGTGGACTGTTACAACATCAAGTCAAAGTTTAACAGCAAATACATCTAGCTATACCCTAAACTCACACACTGTTGATATAGAAGAGGCTGTAATTAGAAAGACTAATTCAGATAGCACATTTACAGATTTTGAATTAGAAAGAATTAGCAGAGATGATTATTTAAACATCCCTAACAAGTCTGATACTGGTAGACCAAGTCAATACTTTTTAGACAAACAGTTGACACCAGTTGTTTTTTTATATCCAACGCCAGATGACTCAACAGATGTTTTTAGATTTAATGAGAGAAGAAGAATAGAGGATATTACAGATTCAACAGAGAATGTAGATATCCCAGATAGGTTTTTGCCTTGTGCAATAAGTGGTCTCGCATACTATTTAGCTTTAAAAAGACCACAGATTGAGGTCCCTAGAAGGCAAGAATTAAAAATGCTTTATGAAGAAGAATTTAATAGAGCAATGCAAGACAACAGAGAAAAGGTTGACTTGATGATAAAACCTGATTTAAGATACAAAATATGAAATATGCGACAGGTAAATTTGCAAAAGCAATATCAGACAGAAGTGGCATGGCTTTTCCATACAAAGAAATGCGAAAAGAATGGAATGGCTCTTTTGTGCATAAATCAGAGTTTGAGGAAAAACACCCTCAACTAGAACCTAGGAAACAAAGACCAGACGCACAGGCACTGCAAGATGCTAGACCTATGAGAAAATTAGGAAGTGCTGATAAATTAGAGAATGGTAGTGTCTCATCTTTGTTAGCATCTCTTGGCGTAACAAATGCAGACAGAAGAATAGTAGGGACTTTTAAATCTGCAAATGCATCACCACTTGCCACTGCTTTGACATTGTCTGCTAATTTAGGTTCAGAAAGTGTAAGTGTCAGCTAAAGTAAACTTATTTGTAGCCACACCTTGCTACGGAAGTATGCTTACAGAAGACTATTTTCACAGTATATTAGACTTACAAAACTTTTGTAGAGAAGAAAAAATAGGTCTAAATATACAAACACTAGGGCAGGAATCTCTTGTAACAAGAGCTAGAAATACTTTAGTGGCAAATTTTTTAGACAACGATAGTTTTACACATTTATTATTTATAGATGCGGACATAGGGTTTGAGGCTAAATCTTTAAAAAGATTTTTAGAATACGATAAAGAAGTATTGTGTGCACCCTATCCTATGAAACTTATAAGCTGGGACATGATACCCAAACTTATAGAAGAGGGTAAAGACTACAGAAACCTTTGTCATCCTTATGTTTTAAATTTTTCAAACAAAGGTGAAATACAAATACAAAAAGGATTTGCAGAAGTTTTAGATGCAGCGACTGGATTTATGTTAATTAAAAGAAGCTGTTTTATAAAAATGAAAGATGCTTACCCTGATTTAAAATACAAAACAGACCAAATTATTAACAACAAAGAATTTGATTCAGAAAACACATATTTGTTTTTTGACACTATGAAAGATGATGACGGAAGATATTTATCAGAAGACTATGCATTCTCAAGAAGATGGCAAAAAATTGGAGGAAAAATCTACGCAGATGTTGGCTCCAAAATTACACACTTCGGTTCATACAGATACACTGGTGAACTCTGGAAACACTTTAACTTTCCAGAAAAAAGTATGTAGTGACAAAGTAAGAAAAAACATAGAGAAAACTTATAACTCAGTAGACGTAACAATACCAGTTACTGGATTATCTTTTAAAATAACGAAAGGTTAATTATGGCAGACGCAATCGCAAAACCTGTAAAATCAGCAGTTGTGAGAAATCCAAAAAAAGGATACATCAGAAAAGTCACTCCAGAGGAGATGGTTAAGTATGAGGAGAGAGAAGAAAGATTAAAAAAAGAAGGTAAAAAATAATGGCAGATGACGCAACAGTAAATATCACAGCAACTATTTTACCAGATGAAATAGCAAAAACCATTTCTGGCACTATGACAATCAGCCCTGCTGATGCAAACGATAAGTGGTATTACAAGTTAACAAGCGTATCAAATTCTAGCACAGATTTGATGGCTGGTAATTTTATAGATTACACTGCTGTAGATGATGATACCGCACCCACTGCAATAAGCACATCTGATAAGGTAAATTTTTTATTTATAAAAAATGAAGATACTTCCAATGATATTTTTATAGTTTTAGATGGCGGTACAGTTACATCATCTGTAAGCGATGGTATTAAAATTGCAGCTGGACACTCTTGGTACTGTAATTTACCAAACACAACAGTAGGTGATATCCATGCTATATCATCAACATCTACAGTAAATTGCATAGTTTGTGCCTTATTGGATGACGTAGGGTAATAATCATGACAATGACATTTTCATCACTTACACAAGATTTAAAAGATTGGATGGAGAACGATGGCACAGAGTTTTCCAATGAAACAGCAAATTTTATATCTCTAGCAGAACAAAGAATATCAAGAGACGTAGACCCTTACGCATTTCATGAGGCTGCGAACTCCACATTTAATGCTGGAGACAGATTTGTTAGCAAACCACCTGACGCAAAAATAATTTTTCATTTTTTACTAATCGACTCAGATGGAAAAAGAGTTTTTTTAGAGGAGAGAACAGATGAATTTATCTATGATTATTGGAAAAATTCGTCTAGCACTGGCACTCCAAAGTATTGGGCTAATTATACTGACACAGCTATTTTGGTAGCTCCAACCCCTAGTGCAGCATTAAATATTGAAATGACATATGCAAGAAGGTTGGCTGGATTATCAAGCACTAATACTACAAATTGGCTAACTGAAAATGCACAGGATTTAATATTGTATGGAGCACTCATGGAAGCCTCTACATTTACAAAGAATAGAGAGGATTATGCTATTTATACACAAAGGTATCAAACTGCAGTAGAGTCAGTAAATAACCAAGCTAGAAGAAGAAGAAGAGACGATTTTACATCTCCCGCTAATGTTATGGGAGAAAACTATTTAAAACCAAGTACAACATAGGAGATAAAATATTATGGCAATCACACAAACTTTAACTAACGTATTTAAACAAGATTGTTTGGATGGTGCACAAAACCTTGGAAATGGTGGAGACACCATAAAAATTGCATTATATACATCAGATGCAAGTTTAGATGCATCTACTTCAGCATACACAACATCTAATGAAGTTAGTGGTACAGGATATACAGCTGGTGGTACAACACTATCTAGTCAATCTGTAACACTTGATACTTCAAATGGTGTAGCTTTTTTTGATGCAGCAGACCCAAGTTTTTCATCAGCGACAATTACAGCACGAGGTGCTTTAATTTATAACAACAGTAAATCAAATGCTGCTATTGCAGTATTAGATTTTGGTTCTGACTTTTCATCATCAAACGGTACATTTACAGTGCAGTTCCCAACTGCTGCACACAATACAGCTTTAATAAGGATTAGTTAATGGCGACTGGCACTGGTGGATGGAATGCTGGAGCTTATGGCGATGACGGTTGGAATGACGGCATCGTACTAAGTGAAACAGGGATAGCAGCTACTCTAGCTCTAGGCTCTGAAACTCCATCTGGTAGTGCACAAATAAATCAAGTTGGTTTTGATAATTTAAGAATTAGTTTAGCTGACCTTTCGGCAAACATATCAGGAACCGCAGTAATAAATACAATAACAGGAACATCTGGAACAGGAACAGTGGGAACAGTAAAATTATGGTCTCTTATAGATACAACATCTGGTGGAGACGAAACATGGAATATAGGAGTAGCAAATTAAATGGCTAATGCGTACACACAATTAGGATTTGTAAAACAAGCTGATGGTGAGAATATTGGAAGTTGGGGTGATGTATTAAACCAACAACTTATAGATTTACTTGATGATGCCATCGGTGGATATGTAGAAGTGAGTGTTGCATCTGGTAATGTAACTTTAGCTTTTGCTGATGGTACAGCAGATAATAATGGAAGACACGCAGTAATTAAATTTACTGGTTCTCCAGGTGCATCACGAACTGTAACTTTTCCAAATAAACAAAAAACATATTATATTAATAATGGCTCTGATGACTCTGTAGTTTGTACTGCAGGAACTGGTGCACAGACAGTAACAATAGGAACAGGTTTAAAAGATATTATTTATGTAGACGGTAGCGATGAAATACATAGTATTTTGCAAGATGGTGCTGTTAGTGAAAAAATAATATCATCTCAAACTGCAATAACATCTGGTATAGATAGTTCTAACGACCAATTATTATTAAGAGATGCAAGTGCATCAGCGTTAAAAAAAGTTTCCATATCAAGTATTTTTAGTAGTGTAGGTGGTTTAACAGAT